CTGGCTGTATTACCAGCAGCGGTAATTGCTGAAAATCCGCTTTGTGCTAGAGGTCTGTTAACTGCACCAGCCGATAGAGCGCCGACGTTTGCGCTTCCTGGAATTCCAACACCGGTTGCATTGCCAGCAAGGCCTGATCTAAATGCTTTACTCGCACCGGTAATTTTATTAACTGCACCAGCTGCTCTAATTGCTCTAGCTCCAGTCAATAGGCCTCTTGCAGCTGAGAATGCTCCAAATGTTACCATGCCAAGCGCAACGTCAAAGACTAATGATTGTAAAAAGTCAACGCCTAATGCTGTACGAATATCACCATCTGTAAGTTCTTGTCCGTACAGCGCTCTAGCAAAAGCATCGGGGCTTCCGGAGAACTCTCCGTCCAGGGCTTCGTACATTCCTTCCCGGTATAATGCTGTGTATGTAGTATTTAATGCATCAAATACAGCTTTTGGATCAGCATTATTTTCGGCAGCAGTTTTATGAATTGCTCCAGCGAGTGCCGCTAGTTTATCTTCGTCAGTTCCAAAGGTAAGTCCAAAGATTGAAGAACCTTCAACGCCTTTACGGAATTGAATAGCTAGGTAATTCATATCAAGACCCTGGATTAAAATTTTAGTACCATCTTCGTCAAACCATACTGCAAAGTTTCCGTTTGGATCTTTTTGGCGATTTACACTGACTTCATAGTCAATTGTTCCATCTTTAAATTTTAAAGGCCTGGTATTAAGGTTTGCATCGGTGCTTAAAATGAATGGCTCTAGCTGATTAATGATTGAATCATATTCTGCTTTTTTAGCAGTTGGATCGTTAATTATTGCTTTAATAGCTTTTAAACCAGGAGTATCTGTCTCTACCGGAGTTGCTAGAGATTTAGCTGCAGCCTTAACGATGGCCGTTTTTGCGGCCATCGTTGCGGTCACCGTTGCGGCCGCAGTGTCGGCCGCAGTTTCGGAGACAAATGCCCTATTTTCAAGCATTAATGCGTATTTTGAAATGTCTAATATTTTCATTACGAATTAGATTTTGTTACTTTTTATGTGGATCGTTTTGCTCTGAGTAGGTCCATCCCTTGTTTACAAAGTAGTATTTAGGGCCAGCTACATCTGTTATATCTGGTTTTGGCTTAACCTCAATTTTAGTTTCGTTGAATATTTTTTCAACGGCGGGTTTATCTAAACCATTTAGTTTGCACCATTTTGCAATATCAGTAATTAATTCATTAGTGATACTTTCCTTTAGGTTTCCGTCACTTGTTAATTTACCTAATCCTTCAGAAGTTCCGCCGCCATAAATTCCATCAATTCCTGATGATTTTATTTTCGCAGCAGCAACGGAATCAGTTTTTTTATCAGCTCTTTTAAATTTACTAACTAGAGTTTGAGTCGCTTTAATTTCGACAATTTTCTTTGAGTTTTTGCTAAACTTAACAGTATCTCCGCTATTTAATAATTTAGACTTTAGAAATGTGATAACGTCTGCATCAGCTTCAATCTTTTCAACATCTACGTATTCAGGATTAGCATTAGTTTTTTCTTCAGGCTTAATCACAATAAGTTCCGGATCCTTTTTAATCTCTTCAACATTTTTCTTGATTTCTTCAGCTGTTTTGTCACCAGCTTTCATTTGAGCGGCTGAGTTAGAATCAAATACTTCAAAATTTCCAATTTTAACTACTGGTGATACCTTAGTCTTATCAAATCCTTCTAATTTTTTAAAGATTATTGCCCCTTTAAGTAGATCTCTTGGTGTTAAAGCCCTAGAATCTCTTTCTTTTGTGACATGTATGAAAGCGATTAACGTCGCATCGTCTGCAAATTTTTTAAACTCTGGACGAGCAAGAGCTGATTCAATTGAAATTTGCGAAAGGCTTGCCTGTGGATCAAATTCCCTAAGCGTAAACTTAAATGAGGCAACCTCCCCCAAATTTGGGTCAGCTTTGCCTTGTTTTATTTTGAAAGAATCCCTTGCTTCTGTAACAAACGATTCATTTACGAATTCATCAAATGACTTAAATAGTTTCATTTCAATTTTTAAAGTTTTTAAATTGTTCAAATGTCATGAACTGATTATTTTTATTTATTCGCACAGACTCATTCATTTTAGCCGTGTCAGTTTTCGCTTCAGGCAGGGCTTGAGTAACTTCGCTTGGCTCAAGTCCTTTGTCCCAAGCTTCCTGTACTTTTTGCACTAACCTCTTCATTTCGTCATTTGACTTTATCTTTCCAGATTTTCTTAGGCTCTGTGCAACTTTTTCAAGATTAGATTCGTCTTTAATATTCATATACATCATTTTTGCATCAGCATCATAGACGTCAGAAAAATACATTTCAACAATTGGATCAGAATTTGTCATATCTGGCAAGGGATCAATATTTGCATCTAGTCCTAGATAGTTAAGAACTTCTTTTTGTGTACCGATTAGTTTTTGATAATCAGTATCAGTTAATTCCTTTTCTCCAAACATATTATTCTCATCATAAAGCCCTGGATTTAACATATTTGAACCAGTTACAGCGTTTGTTGCATCTGAACCTAGTCCACAATCATCTTTACTCTCAGCTGCTTTATTCATTGCTTCATCAACTAATGCATTTAGCTCAGCTTTACCTGCAGCATTTAGACTAGATTCTTCAATTTGATATTCCTTTAGGATTTGTGCTTTAACTTTTTCTCTAGTTGCAGTGTCTTCTGACTCCTTTAATACTTGAGTTGCTCCAAGAGCCGCAAGTTCTTCAGTTGAGTCAACTCCAGAAATAGCTTTTTTCCATTCTTCATAACATTTATGATTCATAATATATTTTGCTGTCTGCCTAATTACAAATAACAATAGACGACGGCCGATTTTTTCACGGTATGCAAAACGTTTACCTATCTTAGTTAAAGTCGTTAAATAGTCATCAAAGTGCCGTCCGTGCTTAATGAAATCTTTGGGATATTTAGAATATACTCTTAGCACAGTTGCCTCTCCTTCGCTTAGAGTTTTTAGTACAAGAGGATCCTCGGTTATTTCTTTAAATAATTTGCCAATGACCGCATCATCGCCGGCGTTAATTGCATTCTTTACCATAGCTGGATCAGTTACCCAACCGGCTGATCGAAGAACTCTGACTGCTTGCGGATTTGCTAATATTTTATCGGTTGCGGTAATTGCATCAGTAAATGACATTCTGGCAACAGCTGCATTTACATAAGCCTCTTGAGCAGCCTTAGGTGCTCCAGCTTCAACCATTTCTTTAAATGCTCGGCTATTAGTCGCTTTTGCAACTAGATCACCGTCGCCGGCTGCAAGTTTATTAAACTTATTTACTAGACCATCGATGTCTGCAGTAGGCACTCCTTTTGCGGCGGCAACTGCCTTTACGTCAGTCTTAGTCGAAGCCGAGAGTACATCATCTCCTGATTTTAGTGCAATGACCGCTTCTTCTGAGCCTTTGACCGCTTTCATTAGCGGTACTTCAATATTTGTTTCAATGAATTTGACAAATTTATCTGCTTTAACTGTACCGAATGTTGCAATGCTAACAACCTTTCCAATTAATGAACCGACTGCTTTTAAAATAGTAACTAGACTGCCTTTTATAAATCCGATAAAACCGCTAAGACCGTTTGCTAAGGTTGACGCTTTGTCTACACCAGCTGCAGCTTTTAATTCAGAAGATGCAATTTTAATAGCGGCACTATCTGCTTTAAATACGGCTATTCCAAGTTTATCTAAAATCTTTGCAAATGGAGTAAACATCAGCTTAAGACCCTTAAATAGGTAGTTTGCAGGAATAGCGGCAATGGCTGATAATATTGCCAAGAACCACATTCCTCTAATTCCATAAATTATCGCATTTAGTAGGTTTGCAACAACATCGATAGGAAAACCTACCCAACTACCAGGAACCAGACCGATAATATCAAGAATTAAGTGAATGATTCCAATAACTGAACCGCCCTCAGTAAGTGCACTAATAAAGTTCTTAACTGAAGACCAAAGACTTTCATAAACGGCCATTGCCTCGTTTACGGCCTTGCGATACGCTTCGCTAGAAATTAATCCAACTTCAGAGATGTTTGCAAAGAATAAAATATGCTGCGACTCGTTAATATCTTCAATTTCATCAAATGATTCCAATAAAACTTGCTGATATTGATGAGAGGCTGCTGTTGCTTCTTGAAATGATAGCTGTATTGAATCTAAAGATTCCCAGATTGTTTGAGGGATTGCCTGTACTAAATCCAATAATGGCTTAGAAGAATTCTCATTAGTAAACCCGTAATCTTGTGCAGTTAGCACATATTTCATGAATAAAAACCATTTTTAGTTATTTATTCATTAGCCTTTCCTTTATTTATTAGTTGCTCGACCTGATATGAATATATTGACAAATAGTCAGCTGGCGAGGCTTCTGCTAAGTATGTAAGCTGTTCAATTGCCTGCTCTACATTAATAAAGCTCATTGCCGGATGCAAAGTTTTGTCATTATATGAAATAGTTACTGTCCCAAACATAGCAGCTTCATATGCTCTAGCTGGCAAAAAACCGCTTTCGATATACAAATCCTTACTGATATTAATACTTGCTAGAGAATTTGCAAATGAGTTCCAAATCTCTAGTCGATTTGCTCGGTTAATGTGATTATAGACGCTAATTCCATCAACTGGCTTGCCAGCATGTGTTACTAAAAATTGACTTCCATCAAACATCGAATGACCATCAAGTGCAGCTAATAGGTCATAGATGATTGGATTCTTAGCATGGCCTGCTTTATAATTCTTAAAATCTAGATTGCCATAATATAATACGTCAGTACTTCTCTTTGTTTTAAGAATTTTTTCAGAGTTAATCGCTAAACAGTCATACGCGAATCTTTTACCTATTCCAGGCATGTTAACCGATGGAATTCTTCTGGTAAATGAATACGGTTTTAAATTAACAAACGATTCTGGTAGAGACAAGTCTGTGTCAAGTACATGTACTGGAACCTGCATTGCAACGGCAACCTTTATCAAATCTTCAAACTCTCTAGCATCAAATAGGCCTTTTGTTAATGTTGATAAATTTCTAAATCTAGCCTTTAAATATATCGCATTATATTCACGAGCCATAATTCGATCAAGTGTCTCTTGAAAAGTAATATCATACTGGTCAATAAGTTCGCTAAAGTATTTGATATTTAACTGGCCAATCTCTCCATCTGGAAAAATCACAATATCATTGGCAGTCGGTAAATATGAATAGAAGTCAATCTTACAATCGCCTTCAATATCTCTAATTGCGTCCAGTAAACCAATTTGATAAAATGAATGGCCTGGCACATCTTCAGTAAATATTCCAAGTTTACCAAAGTAGGCGTACAGGATTTTCTTCATTAGATTAGATATTTTTAAAGCCAGCAAAGTGGGTAATAAAGTGCTTACCTGATGCGGCATTTTTGTTTACAAATACTCTATCGAAATTTGCATTGAATATTTCCATCATTTCTGCAAATTTGTTTTCTCGGTCTTGGCCAGTTAACCAAGAATAATGAAAATGATATTCGATAATGGCTAGTCTAATATTAGACCAATCGGTTATAGCCTTGACCATATCATATTCCATGCCCTCAATATCCATTTTGATTGCAGTTACTCCCTTTAGCGCATCATTAATGTTAATAGCTTCTACGGTAGTTGTTGCTCTACCCTTTATTGGATGAACTGAGTGCTTTCCAGAATCTTGTGATAAAAAGAAGTCAACTGATTTTTGATCATCATGCACCAGCGCCTTTTCAATAATTTTACAACGATCATCTACTCCATTTAGCTTTATATTTCGCTGTGCAAAATCGACATTATTATGAAATGGCTCATAGCTATAAACCATCTTTACCTTTGGAAATTGGGTTAATAATCTAGTTGCAAAGATCCCAATATGTCCGCCGGCGTCCAGCCAAACATCTTCTTGGTTAAGATCGTTTAGTGTTAATATTGACCCGTCTTCTGAAAAGTTAGAAGTAAAAAGAGGCTTGAAGTATTCTCCGCCAGTTGGTTTAATTGAAATATTCTGAGAAACATTAAATTTAATTTCGTCTTCGGAACGAACTACAAATTCATACTCATGGTATTTAGTTTTCTTCTTAAATGTTCGTAAATCACCTGAAGCTAAAGCTTCTTCGTATGAAGACAAAACATTTGACATGGGTTATCAGCGATATAATTTAAGCTATTATACTACTAACCTGCCAATCCGGTTCATTTCTGGTTAAAAATCTTTTAGTACCAGGTGCTTTAGTTTTGAATTAAACTTAATTTGATCAGCTGACTTTTTAACAAAAGAAAACGGTACTTCCTTGGAGGTACCGTCATCTGTTAATATTAAATATGTATTCTGGTTAACTGCTATGATTTGTCCAAAGGCTCCGTTCTTTAATTTTACTCTAGTTCCAACATTAAATTTTTTACCAGTTAAAATTAAAAATTCTTCAGATTCTCTTAGGCCTTTTTTTTAGACCGGTCGAGCGTAATATATTGGCTTTTTAGTGAATTTATATTCTTTTCTAAAGCGTGCTTTAATTCGTTTAATTTGTCAGCATATTCTCCTGCCATATCGGAACCAGCTAATGCTTCGTCGATTGAACTAATTGATTTTTCTAGTTTTTCAATATTCTTTTCGATAGAGGCTTTTTCAGAATCTACATTTTTATTGAATTCTGCATTTTCTTCAAGTTGAATCGAGTATAGTTCAGTAACATCATAATGAAATTTCTCCATTACATAGTTATGAAAGCTTGAACCTTCCATCTTCTTAATGTTTCGGGTTTGTCCAAGTTTTTCAAATACAAAGATTGATTCGTTTACTGTGAATACGTATGCGTCATTTCCAAGTCTTTCGTTAACTAGTCTTTTTGCAAAATTTAGGTGGGCGATATTTTCTAAAGAGGAAAGAAGTTTTGTGACATTAGTACGAGTTTCTACTGATTCCATTAAAAAGATTTCAGATACATTTGCTAAACTAGCGTCTTCAATTACTTTTTCGTTTACTGTAAACTGTAAATTATTCTCATGAAGTTCAAATCCAATAGTCATTGTCTTTAACTTAGCAGAGTATGTGTTTCCCTTGTGAGAAAAACCGAGAGCATTAACTGCTTCATATAATTCAAAAAAGTCAGGATAATCTTCTAAAACTTTTCTTGATTCAATTTGAGTAGGCGGTTCTTCACTAGATAATTTGACAAAGCTATTATCAATAACTGTCATTACCTCGTTATCAGAAATAGCTAGGTATGGTAGAACTACTGAATTTACTTGAGCATCACCATTACCTATACCAATATTAAATGTTCCAGCTAAGCGGGCTTCAACCATGCTTAGTGTATTAATTAAACGATTAACGATAGGCATATTGACTTTTCCACGAAGCTTCATCTTTAATGAGTCAGAAGAAATTGTATTTTCTAATAAGCACTCTTCTAGAACTGAACATGCTTCTTTGTAAATAATTGGGCTAGCTTGACGCATTTCATACACAGCATTCATAATCTCGAATTTAGAACGGTTTGCTTCAAGATGAGAATTTACTTGAGTAAGTACTTCAGCAACGGCCAAATCGTACGAATATTTAGTTAGGCCTGAGATAAAATGAGAAATCATTCTAAATTCAGGCTGAGTAGATAAGCCGCTTTCTAGAACAACCAGCGTATGCTTAAATACTGGATCATTTGACAAAGCACTCTCTTTTAGCGTCTTAATTTTTGTCGCTAGATCAGCTGAGGCTGACATGTCCTTTAATTTTTTAGCTGGGGTATTAGCGAGTCTTTTGAATTTAGTAACAACTCTTTTTAAAGATTTGTTTGATGTTGATTCAGCTAGCTGAGTTAATGTATTCAGAGCGTTTTCGAATACCTCCGCTGGAGATACTCCCAATAAAATTGAGTTATTAATTGACTCTACTACCATTTTTGTGGTAATTGCATCTTTAACACCCGTATTAGAGTTAAGCTCGGTTACTAGTTCTTGGATAAGGCCGTTCATTAATAGTCCTTCTTTTTTTGTTATTTATCTGTCGACTGGCTATGTTTTATTTATACTCAATCTCTTGCATATCTTATAACATCGGCGTGCCAGATTGATTTGGCATGTCATTGGGATTTGAGCCTAAGTTATTTCTTACAATTGCTGATCTTGGTATATTTGTAGAGCTGCCTGATGACTTAATTGCGGAAACAGTAGCCAGTGTTGAAGTGTCAACTGGCTTAGATACAACTGGTGCTGCACTAATTGCATTAATATCTGCCTTCGGTTCAACTTTGACAGTTCCTACCCTAAATGATTGAAAAGCTGCTATCCTTCTCCATCTATCAAGATCTACTTCAAGCTGAGAAACTTTATCAGTTAATGATTTAATTAATTCAGCATTATTTGCCAATTCTATTATAGTAGAAGCCTCAGCTATTTCATTATTAATAATTGATTGATAGTCTGTAGAAGATCTCCACTTTCCAGTATAGAGCATTGATTCAGTTCCATCTTCTGAAATTATTGTGATAATGAATAGATCGTCGTTATCATCAAGAATTTTAAGAGCCGATTGCTTGCCAATTTTAAATGCGATTTGACCAAACTGTAAATTTTCATAAGCTGCGTCTTTCATATTTGTAAATTCAGCTACTGCGTTTTTACCAAATGAAAGTTTAAAAGACGAATTCAAATTTAATGACATTGGAACTGGTGCGGTTGAAGTAGCAACCTTTTTATAGATGTTAAATCTAATGAAGTTATCAGTTGGATCAATCGGTAGTATCATTTTTCCTTGACCGTAAACTACTTCATTTCCCAACTCAGTTGTAGTAATAAGTGCATTTCTTGAGCTGAGCGCAATATTTGATTTATGGAAGAAAACTGGAGCTGCAACCTTTCTTTCTTGGATTTGAATTTGACTATTTGTGTTTCCTAGAAAAACATTGAATGCACCGGACGCGTCAAATGTGGTTTGTTGAATTTTATTGTAAACAATATTAGATTGAGGACCTCCAACTAATTCAATCTTTGTTAATGATTTTCCATACTTATTCGGATTAAATATTGTCATAGAGCCAGTTCGAATAATGTTTTCGCTTGTCATTTTATTAAAAAGACGAAGTGTATAGTCTATTGACATCGATACTGCAACTGCTGCGTTTTTAAGAATTGGCCTATATGCCAACGGTTCGCCGAAATTATCTTCTTGATATATTACTAGGTTTCCAGCTGGAATGTATGCTGTTCCGACTTGTTCATATACTTGTAATTGGTGAATTAGGATCCAGTTTTGATTTGAACCACGGCGATTTAATATTGAAATTAAATCGTCTGGAAACGCACCATTCCATGTAGCGTAATATTCGATATAATCTCCGTCTGTCGCTTCCCTAATAACTGCGCCTAGATCATCAAACTCATTAGTTTGAGAAATCGCTGTTTCATGGCTTTGAGTAACAACGTAGCCAGCGTACTCAATATTATTTGTGCCGTAAATTACTTCAGAATTTGCTTCTTGTAAAAAGACCGTGACTGGAGAATTCTTAATAAAACCGATTCCGCCAGTTGCTAAATACTCAAATGAGTCTTGGTCATGCTCATCAAAGTCAGCATTAAGGTATTTAATTGATGGAACTTTAATATCAATATACTTATCATATATGGAATCGCCTAGGTATAATGGCCTAACGTTCAGTGATAAAATAGCTTCAGCGGTTATTGAGTCTAGTACAATATTTGAAAAGATAAAATTTCTTAAATCATTTAGTTTGTGCTTTACGCCAACGATTACAGAGCCAACTTCCTCAAAATTAAAACCTGAGGCAAAGTGAAACCGAACTGTATCAAATACTAAATTTGCCGAGGAGTCTTGATTGATGTCGCTCTGAGACAGAGATATATCATAGTCTTGATATTCTGGGGAAATATCGCTATCTAACAGAGCAAGTCTAGACCCGCCAATTGGCGCAACTGTAATATCTTTAATGTTGTGAGTTTTTGCCAAATCACCATCGTCATTATAGATCTGAATTAGGTCCATAGTAGTATTATTCAACTTATAGAAAGTAGAAGTAATACGCTCTGGTGATGGATCACCAAGCGGGTGCGCCATAAACTCTAACACACAATAGTCGGATAATGTGACGAATGTTGAAATCATTTGTACTTTTTGCCTAATTTAAATGTTAACCATGACGGAGTATAGCTTAAGCCAATTCCAATATATGGAAAAAATGTCGGTTGCTGCTGCATAGATAAACCATATCCACCGTGTATTCCAATACCTAAATATCCTGAATACTTTTGATTTAATTGTCTTTCTATCATATTAATTCCGGACATTTGCACTTGTGCTGGAAATTTTGTGTTAGAGTTAATGTGAAATATACCCTCTTTATCCTTTGACATTGCAAGAGCTAGAGATATTCCGAATTCCGGATTTATCTCAACTTTTCCATCTTCTATTTTATTGTCTTTAATTTTAGTCGTAATTTCTCCTAAAATCTTATAATAGTTACCATCACCATATTGCTTATCAATATTAATTGTAATTGATGAATCTGATGATAAAGATGCTATACTTTCCGGAGCTCCAATTCCTGAAATAATTTGGTCTTTAAATTTTATCTGATTTTCAAGATAGGCTATCATTTCTTGGTCCTTTGCTCTATCACCAAGGACATCTTCATATTTTTTCTTGTACTTAGATAGGCTTTCTTGAATTGTCTTTTTGTCACCAGTCAAAATGCTGATCTCGGATTTAAAGTTACCTGCTTCGTCTTGCCAATATTCCATGGTGTCCTGTAGCACCGTTAGATTATTTTGAGCAGTTTTTTCTTTCTGTGCAAGAATCGCGAGCTGTTGCTTGAGAGTATCTTTGTCAGAACACTGTTTAAGTGCCATTAAGATAAATATCCCAAATACTGCAATAACAACCCACTTAAGATTACTTGACAGAATTTCAGTAAGTTTCATTTTGAATTAGATCTAGTATTTTTTTAAAGTCAACCGGCTCGCCAGTTTCTCTCTCTATTTTATCTATTAGACGACGTTCCTTATCTCTATTTTGCTCGATCTTCATAAGTGAATTGTTTCTTAAAATTTCAAGAGTATCAATTCTCGCCTTAATGTTGTCAAGGTCAGCCGAAATTTCGTTATATTGATTAAGGATTTCCTTTATTTGAGGAATATATTTTTCCATTATGTTGATATTTTAACTTTAATGCCAGAGGCCAATAATTCGTATATTGCATTTAACATTACATCGTTCATGTGATTACTATAGTTTTTAACCGCCTGATCCTCAGCCTTAGCAACTGATTCAGTCATTGATGTTTCTGGTTTATTCATACTGTATATCGAGCTTTGATCAACCTGAGTAACATTAGACGTATTAATTTGATCTCCGTTTTTGATTGTTGATACAGTTTTATTTAAGTCTGTTCCCAAATTTTGAATTGATGTTGACATTTGTGATGCCATTAAATCAACTGACTGTACAACTGGATTCTCTGGTCTAATAATTTGATTTGTCGATGCTTGGCTAATTAATTCAGATGACTCTACTCTAGATGTTTCAGCTGTTTGTGTTTTCTCAGAAGCAGTAGTTGATTCAGTTAATTTTGAAATGTTTGCTGATTCGAGTCTAGCGGCTGCCTCTTTTATTTGAGTATTGTTTGTCTGCACAGTATTAATCGTAGCAGGATTTAGATACTCAGTTAGATTATTCAATTTTTGGATAACGGCATTTTGATTATTAATTGCAGTTGAGGCATTCGTAGTTAGATTAGATTCAACATTTGAAATAACAGTTGATGTCGCCGAGGCTGTTTGATTAGCCTGTTCATATATTGAATTTGCCGTAGTAACTGCATTATTATTAATAATTTGAGTTGTAGCATTTGATATTGGAGCTGGGGTAGCTGGCTTAATTGAATTATCTAGTCCAGCTAAAGCTGCCATAAAATCGTTAATTTCAGTATTTTCGGCAGGTGTGCTTACAATTGCCTTTGGTAATGGTGCAGTTAATCCTTCAAGCAAATTTTCACTAGTAGTTTGAGTAATAGTATTTGCAGTTTTCTCAGGCGAAGACTCAGCAGCAGATCTTATGATATTATTCATTTCTGCATATTTTTCAATGCCAGCATAGTCTGTCTCATCAATATCAATTGCTTCAGCAAGTGATACTTTTACAACGTTTTGATAGGCAATTGCAATACGAGTTTGTGAATCAACGATTCCATCTTCAGGTAATCCTACGCTCTTTTTCCAAGAGTTTAGTGCCGCAACGGTACCATCACCAAAGTTTCCATTTCTCGATGCTTCATCCATATTCAAAAAAGTCTGAAGCTCTTTTACGGCTTTTCCTTTGGAACCTTTCTTTAAATCTGCTGGCATCGATCAATCATTATTTACTAAGATTATTTATCAGCTCTGAGCAGTTGGAGCCGATCCAGTTGATCGATCCCTGCTTATTTCAAAAACTTCTTGTGATATTGAGCTAGTTGAGCCATCTCCAGCCGATTCAACTTCTTTTACTACAAGCTGCTTATAGATTGAATACTCATAAAATGGTAATCGATAGAGGCTGTCGAATGACTGATTAAGCTTCACTGATAAAACCCTGTTCGCCTCAAACAAGTTCATCAAGTCTACCTGAAATAAGGAAAAGACTTTTGATAGTGAAGCTTGATCCCAAAAAAAGAGGCGATGTCATTTTGGATCCGCACTTTGGACAAATTAGATTAACGGAGGTTGCCTTGCTCTCTTGAAAAAGATTTGCAAACCTATCAATAAATGAAAATTTGTTAATGGGCCAAGTTAAGGATTCATTCTTTAGCTTGTTAAATTCGTCATCATTAAATGTGCTAAAGTCCTGAACTAGATATGGCAATAATTTAATGAAAGATCGGTCAATGGTTTTTCCTTTTTTACGATCAGCAATTATTTTAGTTCTAATTCTCTCAATTGCGCCCAAGGTTGGAGCATAAAGATAAAAGGTTTCATTTAGTTTAGTAGATTCAACCTCAAAACACTTATATGAATCTTTAAAATATTTTGCAAATTCTGGATTCATATCAAATGCCTGCATTAGCGAGCTCGTTGTTCTAACTTCAGTTGAGTATTTTGAATCATCTGCGCAAGTTTCAGAGCATTCAAATTTGGTCCAGAGTACATTTTCTTTATTTGGGAAAGTTTGCTCATGGATCGCAAAGATTATGTACAGTCGGTCAACTTCACAAATATCTCTCCATGATAACCACGAAGCTGTGTTTTTTGTTTTAATGCGAACGCATTTCTCAAGGATAAAGTTTAATTTGTCGTCAATATCTAATGCATCAGTCTCATCAATCGTAGACCAGTGTCGAATCTCGCCAACCGTTGCGGCGCGCACGGTAATTTCAGTATCGTCCGGATAAAAAATGCCACCAGACGGAACGTTTGTGATTGGAAGGTTCTTCCAAAATGAATCGTTTGCTCCAGAAATAGTGGACTCAGTCGATTTTTCGGTGATGACAGCTTGTCCCAGTGAAGTTGGCAGTTTTTCTGGCTCCATTGAATTTTTGCCGTAAGCTTTATCAGTTTGTTCAAGAAAGGACTGAGCATCTTCTGGGATGTGTCCCTGTGTATCGCTCATAATATTAACTTTTTTAAAATTTTATATTAAAAATTCCAAAAAAGTTTTTGCTTTAGCGGTATTGTGCTGAACTGACTCGTTTAATCTAATTAGACTTTCTGGATAAACTTCATACTTTTCTAGAGTATCTGGATCTGTTATAAATGCTCTGATCGTCTTTGTATTTTTATCTACTCTGAATGAATCGAAGCGGCCAACTATTGGCTTCGGGTTTTTGTCAGTATGTACAGAATTTACCTTAACTCCTTTAATTCGACCGCCGACTTTAAATTTAGAAGTTAGTTCCTTTATTTCTAGATCAAAATCTGAGGGTTGAACATCAGTATTTGGCTTAGATAAGTCGGCCAGTGGTAAAATTTTGATTGCAATACCTGGTGTAAAATTACCTCGTGATGCAACAAAATTAAAGTCTCCCTTTCCATAAAAAGGCAAACCCGACATTGCATTTTGGCGTTGACTATATGTTAAAATTGGCCCCATTAGCAAAAACTATTTGGCTCTGGATTTGTTTTTGATGAGATAAGTAAGCCTTTAACCCTAATGCTATAATCATTGGGGTTAGTTATCGTCATTTTATTTAGAATCTTTGTTGCAGTTGATGCATCTGCATTTGAGAAATGGCTAAACGCTTCTCCTACTGGTATTGCAAAAGTACCAGTTGTTGATCTGTCAACTAGGGTTATTGTGCTGTTATACGAAGTAGCATAGATTGAATTATTTGCTGGATATTGAATAACTAGCAAAATTCCTCTAACATAAGCCTTATCTTCGTCGAGCGGATATTCTTCATTAACTTGTGCAATTGTTTGCAGGTTATTATTAAATAGGGTCTCAGTCGAATTGGCACAAACTGTTAAATCCAATAGCGAAAATCCGTCAACTGGAAAAGTCATATTTTTTAAATCACAAAATGAAGCAAGTAGCTGTTCTCTGTCAAATATTGAGAAACAGCCATTAACTAATTTGAGCGTATTCTTAATCGAATCACCATCGCATAAACTACCAAATGCAGAATTTACGCGTCTTTTAACTGGGTCATCATTATATTTTATGTACATCTGTGCCGGCTCCTTTTTTAGATCCGGCCTCCCCTAGATAAAATCTCGTCTGTATTTATCTTTTTTAACGGTTTGGCCGTCTCTGTATTATTATCTATCTGAGTTTTTTGGAGAACTTTCGACTCAGGTTTTATGTAATCAACTAGAGATTTGATAAATCCTAGTGCGACAATTGGTAAAATTGCACCGGACACAATTGACAATATTCTTTTCTGGTAGATAAGCTCTTCTTCATTTAAACCAAAGAGGTCTATCCAGCCATGAAAATTTTCAAGATGAATGTATGCATAATAGGTATTGCCCATTGCCTGCATTGCAGTAAGAGTAATGAATAATAGCCAAACTATTGTCCGATTCATTTTTTCTAAAGCAACAATTGATGCTAAAGATGCTGCTGCGCCTAATTCAAATGCAATTGCTAGACTTATCGCCAACCACTTGGGATTGGACATACTGAAAAAATCGATTACGTGAATTGTCGATATTATTGAAACTAATAAATAAAGAGTAACAAATGTTCCAATAATAAAGACATTTGCGGCTTTATCACGGTCAATTGTCATTTACTCTCTATCTTATTTTTAATATCGGATAAACTTGTCCTGCCTTTGTCAACGTCTTCTTCGTAAATCAAAAATTCAAACATTATCTGTTGACTAATATGCTTAACTTCAGCTGCAGTGACTGGGCCAGCCTTTACTAACGAATCAGTTACATCAGCCGCAACTTTTGCTTGTTTATAAGCCTTGTCTGCTTTTCTTGATACGCTACACTGTTGAATGAATAGGATAAAAAGAAAGCCGAGCGCGATTAGTTTAAAGTATTTTTCAATGAATTGCATCTTAAAAATTTTTTAATTATTTATCTGCATGTACCAGGCTTTCAACTGAAAACCCCACTGTATAAACAGTCGATAGTTAACACAGAGTATAATTATGCCAGCTAACCAAATTAAACTATTTAACCAGGTAGCAATTGACGAATTCCATCGATATTTAACCCAGATTAAATAAGCATAATAGTCGGATGTTTTAATTCGTAGATAGTCAGCTTGAATAATTTCCAGCAGACCGTCTCTCATAAAGATTTGATTTCGCTCGGCAATTGCTTCAGCAACTCGGCTACGTTCCAATAAATCAATATCCTGACTGGCTAGGAGGGTCTCAGGTTGTAAGTTTATTACAAAATAGACTCGTTTTAGCCAGTCTGTGCGCATGCCTTTTTCCTTAAGAAGACCTTCTCGATCAAGCTTTTTAATTAGTCCACGATAGAATGAGTAGTTTACGAGATCACGATAACACGAAACCGTATTTTTCCAAAAAGAAGCTGGATTTATAAAATCTAATAAGTAACCTATCATCTGTTATAGAAATTCTTTTAGTCGGTCTTTGAACTCTGGGTTCTTTTCCAAAACATTGTCTCTAAGCATCTTTCTAGCCTTTCTAATCTTGGTCTTAACCGTATTTAGATTCATGTTGTATTTCTCAGCCAGGTCATTACCTTTCATGTGGTGAAGCTCCTTATCGATCAGAATCGATTTTTCAATACAATCTGGTAAAGTTGTCATCATTCTAAGAGTTTCAACATATAATGACTCGATATAGATCTCTTTCTCTAGAACAAAGCCTGAATCATCAGGTCGATCTACTTTATTTTCAATATCATCTAGTCTAACAGCAAACTGTGTCTTTAATTTGTGCTGATGCAATAGCGATTCGTTTTTAGCAATAGTGTAAATCCAGGTTGTAAACCTAAATTTATCACTATACGACTCAATGTTTTTAAAGATCTTGTACAAAGTATTGTGCAAGACTTCTTCAGTAGGGTCAGTACTGTTAAAGAACTTCCAAATGAAGTACTTTAATTTGGGATACATTATAGATGCTAGTCTATTTCTATCTCTTTCTAAATAGTCACCGCTCTTGATCTTCTCAGCGAGCGTCTGCATCTCATCGTTTAATTGGCGGTTTAGTTGGTCGTACGTGCTCATTTAATTAATTTACCTAAGAAATATATGATTTGGATTCTCATTTTTCCATTGTTCATATCTCTCGGTAATTTCAACCAAAATTTTATTTCGGACAATATCGGAATCCTTAAATTGATGAACCCCAACTCCAAGAATTCCGCTTACAAGCTTAATAAAATCTGGTAAAGCTACTTTATTTTTAGAGATGTCATATTGACTAACGTCTCCACAGATAAGAACTTTAGAATATTTTCCAAGTCTAGTTAAAAACAGCATTAACTGCTTAAAGTCAGCATTTTGGGCTTCATCCAATATCATAAATGCATTGTCAAAAGTTGCTCCTCTCATATAGGCTAATGGTCTAAACTCGATAACACCAGTTGCCTCCAGCCAGTCAACAATATTTTGGTCATGTATTAATTTTGCCATATTGGAACGATAACTTTCCATAAATGGATCAATTTTATCCTTAATTTCGCCAGGCAAAAATCCAAGCTTTTCTCCAGATTCCTGAATGGGTTTAGATAGGATAATTTTTAAAATACTGCCATTAAGATAGAGTCTAAGAGCTGCATAACAGGCAGTGAAAGTTTTACTAGTACCAGCTGGCCCAAAACAGAATGATATTTCGCTATTTAATATAGTATCAAAATAGTATTTTTGACTCTCATTTAAAACAACATGCCGAAGATCGGCGTGCGTTAATTCCAATGATTTTGAAGTACGCCTAGTTGTTTGTTTTTTGGGTCTGGTCGGCATCTATACCTAATTCATTATTTTTAAGATATTCAGACAAAGCCTTACATTTGGCGCATTTTTCATAGTCTTCGATACTTTCAAAAAAGTCTTGAGCTTTCTTCAAAACCTCAAGCCAATCAGTTCGCTCAGCAACTACCTCAAGTTTATTACCAAGCACAACTAACTGTTTTATAAAAAGCCTTGCGGATTTTTGGTCTATTGCGGTTTCTACACCAAGCAGTAATGTATTAAAAATTTTAACTTTATCGTTCATTAAATCAACTTTCATGAGCGGTATTTATGAATTTCCGTAAAAATATCCCAACATTTTTTTATACTCAGAAATTGAATCAGGATCTAATACCGTCTTAGGTTTAGATCGGCTAATATCCGGAGTTGAATTTAGTTTACGAAATTCATCAAAATCAAACCCAGAGTGAACAGGTAAGTACGCTTGATCTAAAATCTTTTCTCTAACTTCTCTTAAAAAAGACGGGTCGACTCTATCAAGTTCCTCGTTTGCAATTTCCCAAAAATTAGGAGATTCAAAAAAAGCTGAAGTATTTACACAAGTTATAGCTAAATCGTCATTGCCGCTTTGGCTTCGATATGAACCGTTAGATGACTTACCAAAAGAACCAAGCTCGTGAATTGTTTTAAATTCGTTTGGTAAGATCCTATTCGTACTAGCAATGAACTTATATCGTTCACAATACTTAGCCTTATTCGTAATAGTCAATTTGAGTCCAGGCTTATAGCCTTTCATTGCTTCTGTGTGCTTAGAATGAATTAATTGACCAGGCCAATATTCTGGAGTATTTGTTATTCTGTCAAGTACATATTCTCCTTTATGATTAAGCTCAATTAAAAGCCTAACTTTTTCTGGATTAAAGATCGAGTAAGTCAATTTTTCAAGAGCATTACAAAACTGGTTAATGTCTTTAGTATTCGTTCGAAAGATAGCTACTTGAATTAGCCCAAAAATATCAGTTTCATCTTTAATAAATTCTTTAACTCCGAATAGCAGTTTAATAGGCAATGGAGTAAACTTAAATATGTTGATTACTGAATAATCTTTACCTACTCCGTCTGCCGTATCAACTGATAGTATATAGTAGTTACCGTCATTTCTAATATCAGCTGGTGTGAGCTTTGCAAAGTTTGGATGTGCACTAAATTCATTAAATAAATCACCTAAAGAGGGATCCTGGCACCACTCTGGTTCTTCATACTGAGTTCTGATATTGAATATTCGCTTAAGGTCTTTTGATGATAGTAATAGTTTGTCGGATGAAAAGAATTGGAGACCATATTCCTGATTAAAGTCTTCTTCTGAACCAAGGTTTGCAATGGTCATTTTCTTCCAATCGTCATCTCTACCTGGAACTTGCCACCAGTCTACTCGTAATGGCGTGTATGAATTTTTACCATCAATCGCATCCATGTAAATTTCATAAAATCGGTTCATTCCATTTGGTGTTGAGGTAATGATTACCTTTGAATTAGTCATTGACGAAATTGTCGGATATATCGCTCGATAGAAGAAGGCAAGATATGCTCCATTGATGTGAGCAAATTCATCAATGTACAAGAGGTGAATTGTAAAACCAATACCTGTATTTTTGGTTGTAGTTCGACCAATTAATCGACAACCATTATCGAATTTTAATGACAATACGTTATTTGAAATACAACCGGGCTTTAAAAAGAATGGCAAGTTTTCAAAGATTGATTTAATCTTATCGACTACTTCCTTTGTTGTTGATGCAACGTTTGCAACCGCTAATACATTTTTATCTGAATGAAATATTAAAAACCATGCAATGAATAATCCGGACATTATGGTTTTACCGATTTGTCTAGATGCCATTAGCACATTAAAACGATTAGCCTTAAATGAATCAATGATTTCTTCTTGATAATCCCTTAGCTGAATAATATCTATGCCGTTTTCTGTCATTACCTGACAGTACTTATTTGCAAAATAAATCGGATCCGCTTTACATCGAGTAATTTCTTCTATTTCAGCTGGCGTGTACTCGAATACGATATTTGCCTTTTTCCAAGCAAGATCATTGTCTTTAAATGGAGAATTCTTAATTGATTTAATATCAATCAATCCATTTTCAAAATCCTCAAGTAATTTTGTGATTTTGTCAGAGGTCCAAATTGCGTTTGAACCAGTCTCTTCATCCAGATTGGAAACTTTAATTCGACTGGAACCTCCGCTATTTGTTATAAAGTCTTTCATATTAGGTCATTGATGTCTTCTGCGAACGTATCTTCTTCATCGTCGCTCTCGGCAGTAATGAGATCAGCTAAGCCTCTTTCCTGCATGACTTGGATCTTTTTTGCTGGGTGGGTTAGGTGTCTAACTTCACTTTCGTCAAGTTCCAATGGTTCAACATCAATTGCTTTTACTAGATTTTTTGTGCCAGCAGTTAAAAAATATTCACTGGATTTGGTAGTAGCTGCTCCCAATTGTGGAGTATCGCCGCCTTCTTTTAATTGAATTTCCTGTTTTGCTTTCTTGTAAGTATCTTCTAAAAATAGGAGATAATTTGCCTGTGTCTTAACCACTGCTGATAGCTTATCCTGTAATTGACCAAATACTTCAAATAGCCTCGGATGGGCGTTTCCTTGATTAATTTCCTCTGCAATCTTTTCGATTGCCATCTTAATTGTGTTTAACTGAAAAAAGATATTTGAGATATTGGCATTATCTAGAGCCTGCTTATGCTTAAAATATTCATGTCGATCAATAACTCCAAGATCCACATAGAATTTAAATAATGAATCAGTTATTGATTTGGCCTGTGATTCAAAATTGCGATTCATTTCCGCAAAATCAATCGGCGGCGCCTGTCGGATTTCATGCAACTGATCGTCAACTATATCATTGTGTTGGTCAGTTGGGTTCCCAGCATAGGAACTTAAGAGATCTTCAAGTTCACTTTTTATTTGAGCCTTTTTTTCTTTACTAAAAAATTGTCCAGCCATAAATTAGTTTAAGCGATTTTCGTTTTTGTCCAATGCCGGATTTGCGAAAATCTTAATCTGCTTAACTGCTTCAATGTGCTCATATATGAAACGTTCAAGTCGACTTAGAACTCCGTCAAGTATTGGGGTGGCACCAAACATTTGGTTAGATAGTGTCTTTTTTAGAATATTACCTTTATAGTAATAGCCTAGATGCTTGCGCTTATCTTTTCTATTATACGCCGTCCAATATATTGAGTTTCTGACCATGTCCTTAAATTATATTATATGAGGTTATGCTCTTACGAGGTACTCGTTTTTTAATTTGAATATTTAGTGCTCCGAGTTTATCATCAGATAATCCGTCCGCATAGGTATTACCTTTACTGTCTTTCCAGCCGCCTCGAATTACCGGAAACTCATCCAGTTCAATAATAATATCATTAAATTCGTCGAGACCAATAGCAGATGCCTTTGGATCCTTAGCTAGCGAAAGTTCATTCTTTTCTCCAAGAATACTAATATTTACTGAGTCGACGCCATTTATCTCTTCAATTATTTTAATTAAATCACTTTTTGGTACCCTGTCCTGTCTCTTTAGAGAAATGAAATATTTGCCTAGTGCGTCGGTAATGTCTGATTTAACTATTTCGAGTGCAATATCATCAAACGCGATGATACTCACAAATATCACATATTTTGAAATTTTTGGATCAACTATTTGAATGTCTGTCGAGATCAGCTTTGTACCTGACCTTTCAATATACTTAAGCAATTCATTCTTTTGAAAATCGCTCAATTTGAATTTTGAAACAGGCAGATTAAAATAGTCTTCTCCGCTCTTAAATAGCTTGCGAACATCAGGTACTAAGAATAAGTTGATCATTCTTGAATCCAGAATAGTTCCATTTGCATCTTGAGGCAAATAGACCTTAATCGTTGAGAACATCTGCATTTTTCTAAGCAATACTTCATAATTATCAGTGTTGACTAGCGCAAAATTCTTTGATGCCTTTGGCGCAATTAACTTAGTCAACTCAATACTTTCTGGATCAACTCCAAAGTTTGGAGGGCTGATTGTGAAAATATCAAAGTAGTCATTCATGTTGATTTCTTCGCCGGTTGGAGAAAAGCCAGTATCTTCAAAAATAAATTGGATTTGGCTTGGATCGTCGACTTTAATGTTACCAGCTGAACCATCCGTTGACAAGTACTCAACAATAATTTCTGAACCAACCTCTGGAATTAGGCCAAAGTTTCCATTACCGAAAAATAGATCAATTCCATTTGTAATACCAGTTTTGCAGATAAAGCCCTTTGCTTTTCTTGGAATATCTAATAGTGATTCATATTTTGTCCACTTTTCTCCATTAACGTAAACGTTGACAATAAAATTATCAATATAGAAGTTATTGGTAAAGCCCATTTGAAAAGAATCGAACTTTTTACCTTTTGCAGTAAATGTTTGAGTTTCAACGATTCCCTGTCTAATACTAAAAATAGTTAGACTTGGGTCGCCAGTTAGAGAAAGACGAACTTCGTCTTGTGGTAATTCAACAACATATGTTAAGCCGTTTTGAACGCACTTTAATCTAAATAAATTATTGATGATTGCTTTCGATGCCGGTAATTCATCGGCATTTAGGTTAGGTTTTCTAATAACTCTTATCTGAGCAGTCGCTCCAATCGCTCTACTTGGATTGTGACCAGCAATTGCAGCTAATGAATAGATTGAGCTCGCCCTAGAAGCTTCATTTAAGTTTAATTCAGTTATTGCGTCTTCAATATAATAGAAGATGAGCTGACTTATGTTTTCAAAAACAATCAGCAATTGACCATATGGCGAGGCTGCCGTAAAGATCGATTTACTCTGCTTAAAACGTTCCTGTAGGAACTGCAAAGATTCCGATAAAATATCGCGGATATTAATTCGAAGACTTGTAAATAATTTATAGTTCGAATTTTGACTAGACAATTCTGCCATTAATGGGCTCCTTTTTTATTATTTATCAGCCTGTGGAAAAAGAATACGAACCGCAAACTTACTATAAATAGAATTAGTATAATAGCTACTATATGGGGGTGATTGGAATTGACGCGGGTTATTCCAGTATGCTCGCACGCCGAGGATGATGCTAAGACTCGTAAAAACGTATCAAACTGATAAGTGGCAACACTTCTATTTGGGATGTGATCAACGGCTTCGTTGGTGCTCCCGCAACCGAGGTTGAGTACGCAATAGCGGCCTGACCAAGGCGGGTAGATAGGAACCTAGGAACAGAAGACTATCAACCAGGAGTCGGTTCATCCTTAACTGGACCAGCATGGTTGACTAGCTGACCCATAGCTAGATAGTTCGTCATATTAGAATAATGTGACTATGCGTGTGAACGAGAGTCTATTGAAAGGCCAAGCGGACAGGGGTTCGACTCCCCTCACCTCCACTGAAAACGCCAGGGTTATTGCCTGGCGTTTTTATTAAACTATACTGTAAAAATAAGTATAAACTTGTATGTTGGGAGTATTCAGAAAATTAGGTGATCACACTATTGTTTCAGACTTGGGAAGCTACGTTAAGGATCAAATTAGTGCTAATCGTGATGTAAAGATTTATGTTGGGTCTGATTCTCACAACACAACAACTGAAACTATATTGGCGACAGTTATCGTCATTCACTATGGAAATAGTGGAGCCCATGTTCTTTATAATAAAAGTTCAGTTCCAATTATTGTGGATAGCTTTACCAGACTGTGGTTTGAAGTTACGTCGTCTGTCAATAGCGCAAGGTTTTTAAAAGAGGAGGGCAAGGTCCTGGTAAACTATGTGGACCTTGATCTAAATAACGATCCTAGATATAAGAGCAATTCAATTCTTAGAGCTGCACTAGGTTACACTGAAAGCATGGGATTTAAAGCTCGCTGGAAGCCGTTTAGCCCGTTCTCTATTCCAATTGCAAATTTTATTTGTCGATAAATAGATTATATGAAGAATCTCAACACAGACGATATCTTTCTTAGAAATTTAACGATCGCTATCCTAGATCTGCTAAATGGTGAAACTCAAATCGATTTAACCAGTAATAATATTATACAAAGTTACTCAGTGCCTTTCTTTTATAACTATGGTACCGATGAGGGCTTTTTAAAGGATTTTTATATTGGGCTACCGGATAGCTGTAGAGTTCCAGTGGCAGAAGGTACATATGATATTGTACCCAGAGGCATTGTTACGCTAAGCAGTTTTCAGGTAAAAGCTGGCGACATTACTAATAAATTTGTTCGAGGAAATTTTGCAGAAGATGGCATTTCCGCAAATGGTGAAATTACCTATGTTCCAAAGAGTGCACTGCTCTATTCGCTACCAATGCAGGTCAAATTTGATATTAAAGTAATCGTTGACAATTTAAATAAGGCATTTAAGGTGGCAGAAGACCTACTTGACCTAAATTATTCAAATCGAGTTGTCTATTTTCAATATAAGGGCGTTCGTATTCCGGCACAAATTCAGTTTCCAGAAAGCGAATCAATTGAAAAGAGCTATAAGTTTACCTATTCTGACAATAATAAGCTAAATGTGAATTTGTCAGTTAATGTTGAGACATACTTCCCAAGCTTTGAAAAATCATCTACGAGGAATCGGGCTAATGTGATGGATAAGATATTAGTTGCACACAAAGATCCCAACGGGGGTGTTCTAAAGAGTGACTGGACAGACCAGAATACTTAACTAAAATCCAAGTCTAACTCAAAGTTATAATATGTAAAGGTTGCAGTAAACGTTTGAAACTGCGGCGTATTTGAGCTGTATGATAATTTCATTTCACTTAGGCTTGTCAACATTGGCCGATTCATCACAATTGACGCAACTGCATAACCCTCATTATTTAGTAAAGTTAATCTGATTGGCTTAAAGAATGGATGGCTATTATTAATAACCGCCTGTGATTGAGCTAATCCTAAGCTATTCTGTGTATTTTCTTTAGTAACATTTAATGGGCTTAGATAATTAAGTGAATTATCCAAAAAGATAAAATAGTTTAGAAAAGCATCTGACAACTTAAAGGTCAGAGTTAAACTTCTTTCAAATTGGTCTTCTAGTGGCTTTGAACTCTGTCTTTCTTGGATTTTACCCAATGGATTGACTTGAGTCGCCAGCTGACTCTTAAAGCCTGGAAAATTAATGCCCTGAATGGTTGACACCATAAAATCATCCAAGTTATTATATGGTAACAATAGGCTACGATAGTACTTTTCATACTTCTTTTGGACTTCTTGATTAAAGAAATCTGCAGGTAGCTGTACCATAAATGAGTTCTGTCTCGCGTTAAGTATCATATAGAGTTATCTATTTGTGTTTTCAGTCTAACAAAAAATGCCAGCATAGTGCTGGCATTCGTTTGCATATAGTGGTAGATTTATGCTTCAATAAATTTAAAAAGAGTCGGGTAATTATTTGAAGTTTCAATATTCGCTAAGTCGCTGAGCTTGGTCGGAGCATAGCTAACCTCTTTTTCTTGATTAAGTAGCTCACTAAATTCCTGATTGAATTGTAAAAACGCCGGATTTGGTCTACGAATTTCTACACCGCTATCGTCTTCTTCAACCAGTACTGGCGTTAAAGAAACTCCACCGTCTTCGTTCTCAGTTCCATATTTTTTAACTAGCTCATCTCTTTGAGCATCAAGTAGAGTAATCTCTGCCTTGACTGTGTTTGCTAATTGGTTTAACCAGTACTTTGGAACCAGGGATAATTTCTCTTCAAGAATCCCTATTGCAAGTTTCTCGCCAGTCTGTTGGTTAACGCGTCCGTTAAGTTCAACATCCAAATTGTAAAACTCAAATAGCTTGATTGTTTGTGATTGCATATTATGTAAAAGCTTTTTAGATTTTATACTCAGTTTTGCATTAAGGTTTTAATAAAAGAAAAAAAGACCCTAAAGATTTAGGGTCCTTAATCTTCATAAGAATTTAGATTACTCTTCAGGAGCTTCGGTCGTGGTAGTAGTCGTAGCTGCGGTAGTCGTAGCTTCGGTAGTCGTAGCTTCGGTAGTCGTAGCTGCGGTAGTCGTAGCTTCGGTAGTCGTAGTAGTTGGAGGCAGCGGTAGCGTAGTAGTTGGGGCTACCCAAGTTGTATCACGAACAAAATCTTCTTTTGTAAGGATTGTATCGATTAGAAATAGATCGTCGGTTCCCCAATCTTCCAATTCTTCAGGTGTCAGATTAACAACTTTTGTTGTAAAGTAATCACCATCTTCCTCATAAAGGTTAAATGTGCACGAAGCATTCTTTGAAAAAAGGTCATAGTGCATTAAACGAATACCAGCAAAAACAGCAGTCTTACCAAAACCAGTTACTGGTTGAATTCTAATTTTTAACATTGTAGCGTATCTTTTTTCTTATTTATCTATTAGCTTATACTATTTTTAGTTTGGCGGTTTAGTCGTTACTACGACCACAAAACTAAATAGTAAGAAATAAATAATAAAAATCATAGGTTATTACATG